ATCGCATGGAGCGCACGAGCGCCATCCGTGGCATGCCGCTGGTGCCGTGCATGGTGGCCACCGACCTGGTGCCGCTCGGTTTTGAAGTCGACGTGCTCAGCCGGCTCACCGGTGAGACCAAACGGTGCCGCGCCACCGATCTTTCGAAAGACGAAGACCGCGGCCGGCATTTGCGGAACCGGCTCTATATCGAATTCGACTGGCCCAGTGGCGCGGCGATGTGCCAACTCAAGTATGTGGGGCAGAAAGCCTGGCGCGATTGTCCGGTAATCGTGTGGATCGTCCGCTACCCCACCGGGAAGTGGAAACCGCCGGTTGCGGTGGATCGGGATATCCACCCGCAGCGGTCACCGAACGGGACACCGCCGCGCCGCCATCAGGAGAGCACACGCCAGAATATTCCCGCGTGCCGGGATCGATACGAGGCGCGCTTTGAGCCAGTCTGTGGGATGCGTGAGTGGGTCGAACGGCGAAGGCACGAAGGCACGAAGGCACGAAGGCACCAAGATGAAGGAGCGTTTCTATGGGCGATGTTTCACTCGGTACCGCACCCACGGAGGTGCCTGCTGACAAACCCCAGAAATCCGACTGGGATTTTCCAGAATTTGATATCACCATCCATCAGAGCGGTAAAGCGACGATCCTGATGGATGGGGTGCCGCTGAAAATGACCCGTGGGGTTCAGGTCTATCAGCACGTTGGTGAGTTTCCCGAAGTCGTCATAACGTATCCTGCTGGCCACGTGCGTTTGCGTGGGCCGGCGCGCCATGCGGCGATTATTCAGCCCATTGATCTGGATATCGGGTCAGCGATCCCCCTGACCCTGGCTACCGACGGCACGGCTCCCCAGGCAGTTCCGGTGCAATCCGCCGGGGTGGAGCATGTCTGGATGATGACGCCAGCCGACTGGGATGAGAAGACATTCGACTTTTTTTGCCAAGCTGTACGCGACCGTTTTCCTAAGGACACTCTGCTGACCATCCTCCCGCCCGGTGTCACCGTTGCGGTGTCGTCATTGCCATCGTCTGAGAAAACCGATGCTCCTACCTCAAGCACAACCGAGCGCATGGGCGAATAACATCGTCGGCTATGTGCCGGCGGTCGAGATTGCCGATCTGCTGGCGAATGATGCCAACCCATGGCTGCATGGCGCCAAACAGCAAGAAGCGCTGTTTGCGGTCTTGGATGGGGTTGGCTGGTGGGATGCGGTCAAGGTCAATCGGCGAACGGGTCGGATTGTGGATGGGCATGCCCGCATCGTGCTTGCCCTTCGCCATCACCAAACCACCGTGCCGGTCCTGCTGCTGGATCTGACGGAGGAACAAGAGCGGATCGCGCTGGCCACCCATAACCATATTGCCAAGATGGTAGCGGTGGATAGTGGCAGCTTGGATCTGCTGCTCAGTGATATTGATGCAGACGGTCTTGCCGATACGCATGCGTTGCTCGGCGATGTGCTGGGCCAGCTCCAGCAGCTCGTCAACGATCTCCCTCCCCCGCCGCCACCGCCAAACGTGCACCTGCTGCCGGCTGGCCATGCGGGTGGCGCGTTCCTCATTGAGGTGGATCCGGAAGACGCGCTTGAGGACGCAGTGAGCGGATTTCAAGCCCGATTTACCTCACCCAATGAGCTGCGCCAGAACCTGTCCACCCTCGCCGGCCACCGCGCGGCCGAACCGCACCCCACCATCAGCGCGCCGATGGGCTATCTCCAAGCGCAGGGCTATCTGCGTGAACCGGTGCTGGATTATGGTTGTGGGATGGATCCGCATCCCTACGCCCGCTTTGATCCCGCCTACGCGCCAGACTATCGCGTCTTTCGCCAGTTCTGGAACACCATCACCCTGAATTTCGTGCTGAACATCATCCCGCTTGAGCACAACCGCATCGAAGCGCTCATGACGGCGCGTGCGCTGATGGGCAATGGCACGGATCCCGATGCGGCGGTGTATCTGGCGATCTGGAATCCGAGTGGCCCAACCGCGCGCCGGCACCAAGGGTATCAAGCGCGTTGGTCAGTGGCCGAGTGGGAACGCTGTTTCTTTCGGGTCTTCCAGCACGTGGATACGCTCAGCACGCCCAATCCCAAGGATTGGTGGGCATGGAGATGTGCGCCATGAGCAACAAGCCGTTGGATACCGACTTCGTGTTGGTGGTAAAACACCCTTCGGTCGGTATGTCTGAAACGCCTCCCACCGTTCTCCCGCCAGTCGTCTTGCGTTTGCGCGAGCGCATTCGAACTGCTGCGCTCGATGAGGATGTGAGCCCGTTTCAAGAATCGTTGCAGCGGCTCACGGGCGAATGGTATGAGCGACCACCTCAGATCACGGTGCCAGCCCCGCCACCCTATCACCGGTATCAGCGGCCAGTGGGAACGCATTCCGCTCGTATCGCTCGCACGGTAGCGGCTGGTGCGCGTGTCTATCCGCAGACATGGAAAGCGTGGATGCTGATTGAGCAATATCCGGGGATGAGCTTGCGCGAACTGGCAGAACGGCTGGGTGTGCGCTCGTGGAGTACCGCGTTTGTGCATGTCCAGCGCTTGCGTTCCTGGGGCGTGATTGTCAATCCCGAGCAGGGCGGCCGGGCGCGCACGTTGTATTGCACGGTTCCCTACGCCGCGCAAAGCTATTGGGAAGATGAGGATCCGCATGTGGAACACCAGTGACGATGCCTTTGCCCGCCAGCTCGGCGAGAGCAAAAGTGCCAATACTGCCCTGCTTGATTATATCCTGATGGGCGCGGGCGAGCGGTCGCTCCGCAAACTCTGCGATCAGTATCGGGCGTCCAAAGCGGAGGGCGACGATCCGCCAACCGTCCGCTTAGAGACGCTTGAAGACTGGAGCCGCAAATATCGCTGGCAGGATCGGGTGGCGGTCTACGATGCGGAGCAGCGCGCCAAGCGGATTGCGGAAACCCGCGCGGATGTCGATGGCATGAATACGCGGCACATTCGGATTGGCAATGCGCTGCTCGCCCGCGCCCTGCTGTGGATCAATGCTACCGAGGAGATCAAGGAGGGGTCGCAGGAAGGAACGAAGGTACCAAAGCACGAACTCACCAAACCATCGGAGGTGCTGGCGTTTATCAAGCTGGGCGCTGACATGGAGCGCCGCGCGCGCGGCATGCCGACTGCCGTGCTGGAGTTGCAAAGCCTGACCGATGATGAATTGCTGGCTCGGCATGAGCAGGTGCTTGCTGCGTTGCGGGCAGATCTGGCCGATGAGGATGGCAGTGAGCCGTGACCACCGGACGGCGAGCGGCAGCACTCCGCGAATTGCTGCAACTGGAAGCCTTGATGAAGGAACGGGGCATCAGCGTTCCCGAGCGGCGACCGGGTGCACGCAAACGCGTTATTCCGCTCGAAGACCGCAGCTTGAATGCCCTGGCCTGGGCCGAGAAATATCGCCGGATCGATGGCAAAGCCTTCTCGCTGGATCGCCACTTACCGCTGAAGCAGGTGTATGAAGACGATCACCCGCACATTGTCATCATGAAATGCGCCCAGGTCGGTGCGTCCGAGATGGCGGTGACGAAGACTCTGCACGCCATGGATGTGGGGGCGCACTATTGGAAAACCGACAAAGACGGCTTAAACGTCGCGTATCTGTTTCCGACCGGCCGCGCGTTATCCGACTTTTCGAAGGAGCGCTTGTCCAGCACGATTGGCGAGCATCCGCATATTGAGGAAATGTTCAAAGGCGGTTTTAACGATGTGACGTTTAAGCAAGCCGGCTCCTCCTACCTCTATCTGCGCTCAGCCTATATTCCGGCCGGTGGCAAAAAGAACACGGCGGCTGAGCAGTTGCTGTCCTTTCCGGCTGATGTGCTCATGCTCGATGAGTTTGACCGCATGAGTAGCGCAGCGGTGAGCATGGTCGAAAAGCGGCTTCGTGCGTCGGTGGTTGGCCGGCAATACAACATCTCCACGCCGACGCTCCCCGGCGTGGGCGTGCATGGCGTGTATTTATTGTCCGATCAGCAGGTCTGGCAGGTGCCGTGTCCGTGCGGCGCGTGGGTGGAGATGGACTTCTTCCGCGATGTCTTTGGCTGGTCAGAAGGCGGCAGAGGCGCGCCGGCGCCACACGGCTGGCATCCGCATCAGGTCTGGAGCCAATGGACGCGCGAGGAAGTGGCGCAGGCCCGCTGGTCGGTGCGCTGCCCAAGCTGTAAAAACGAGCTGAATCGCTTTGCGCCCGGTCGCTGGATTGCACAGCGGCCCGAGGTGGAGAGCGTTCGCGGCTACCATTTGCCGGCCCTTGCGTTTCCCGCCGTGCAACTGGACAAGCTGGCCAAGGCAGCGGCGAGCACTGATCCGACCCACGTGGAAGAATTCTTTCGTTCCGACCTTGGGCTGCCCTACGAAGCGGATGGCAGCACCATCACCATGGCGATGATCAATGCGCTGCCTGCGCCGCCTGGCTTGGCACCGCGTATGGGCTACACCATGGGGGTCGATGTGGGCGCGCATTTTCATTATCGGATTAGCAGTGGCGGGATGGGCGAAAACGGGCAGCGCACGATTGTCGCGATGGGTAGCGTACCGTCCTGGGAAGCGCTCGATGCGCTCTTTACGACCTATCCCATTCTTCGCTGCGTGATTGATGCGCAGCCCGAGCTGAATGCGACGAAGGATTTCGCCGATCGCCATAAAGGCAAGGTGCTGCGCGCCTACTATGCGGATGATCGCTCCCTCAAGGGTGAACTCTTTCGCCTCAAAGAGGATGAGGGCATTGTCTCAATTAACCGCACCATGGCCATGGACCGGTTCTTTGCCCGCGTGCAAGCGGCGAGTGATTTCTGGCCAAAGACGATTACCGAAAACAGCGAAGTGCGCCAGCATCTGTGCGCGCCCAGCCGCACCAGTATTGTGAATGAAAAAACCGGCGATGTGACCGCACAATGGGTGCATACCGCACCGGATCACCTGTTTCATGCCAGTGTGTATGACCAGATGGCGAGTTTGACCCGTATGCCGGATCGCGCGTCGGCGTTTGTGCAAGGAAGCGCCCGTGGCTGGTCGCCGACGTGATACCACAGCGCGGGTGATTACGGGCACATGCCCGCAGCAGGCAGTATCATCAGGTGGGATCGGTGATTCTCTCACTGGCGAACACAGGCCCTGCATTGGAGTGCGCTGAAATGCTATCGATCCATGGTCCGCTTGAGAACGGCTTGGGCGGAGAGAAACGCATCAGTGTGCTGGCAACCGCAGGTATCAGGAGGTGTGCATGCAATCTGCCACAGACGACACAGAGAATGCAGCGAACACAGGGACGACGGTGCGTGGCGTCCTGAACGATGGCTTGGTTGATCGATACTGGGAATCATACACGCCACTGAGCGTGGAGATCGGGCGCCCCAATGCCGATGGAACGATTGCATGGACGCATCTCCCAACGAACGGCATGCCTATACACGTGAAGCAGTCGCTGCGATCCGACCCCGGCTACTCTATTGGAGCTGATGGCGTGCCTCGCCTCCACGAAATCTCATTGGCGTTCAATGTGGATGGGCTGACTGCCGCGATGCGTGACGTCATTCAAGCCGCACAGCAGATCGGTTCCGCACTTTCCGTGGGGTTCTCGGCGGGACTGAGGATAGTCGATTGGGATGAACTGCGCCGGCTCTGCTCCAACACCGCCTCCCGCGATACCGTGATGCGGGCGAAGCTGCGGCGCATGCTGCGGGGCTATCGAAAACAGTCGCGATTGTAACAGTCGCAATCGCCATGCGGGGATCACCATTGTAACTGTCACAATCACCATGCGATGGCTGGTAGAAGGGGTGTGGGGTATGCGGAAGTGGACGATCGTATGGCGGCTTGCAGCGCTGGTGCTTGCGCTGGTACTCATGGCTCTGACCCCGGCTGCGGTGGCCGCGCCGCCGGCATGGGCGCGGATCACGGTGCAGTATGAACGGCACCGGGCGGATACGGTCCGCATTACCTGGACCCAGACGATTGCGACCCCGGCCACGAATGTGCTGAAGCAGGAGACGGCCGGCAGCGCCGAAGGATACATCCTGTATGCCTGCCAGCCCTGCCCAGCGGGAACATATTCGGTGGTGATGCCCGTACCCGGCCAAGCCAATGATGTGGTGCGCTTTCATCGGCCGGGCAACCGCTACTGGCTGCAAGCACTCAATGGCTCGTCTCCGCTGATTGGTCCAGCGGTTCCGCGTGATCGCCTCTTTGTTCCGATGGCGCGTCGTCTGTCCGCACGAGGAGCACCCTAATGAATTATCTTGAAGCGATCGGCTACGGATTACGGATTGCCGGTGCCCCATCCATTGAGCCGGAACCAATCCCGGTTGAGCGGCAGCACCCATCCATTCCGCCGAATTCGGTGGGCGCGCGCGTTGCCATGACACAAAGCAGTGAGCATGCGATTGGCAGCACGTTTGGGCTGTTCGAACCGACCGATTCGGAAACTACCTTTCATCGGCTCGATCTCACCGATCGCGCCATGGAGAAGATGCCGCCGTGGAAGCTGCTGGAAATTCTGGTTGATATCAATCCGGAGCTGTCGTCCGCGCTCTGGACCTTTGCCCGCAGCTGCAATCCTGGCTGGGATTGCACCGTCCATACCAGCCGCCAGGAGACCGCGCCGAAAAGCAAACACGGACAGGAGGCGGTGGATACGTTTCTGCGGGTGCTGACGCAGCTGTATGGCAGTGTGGATATTCAAATCAACCGGCTGTTCATTGGGGCGTTCCTGCGGGGGGCGTTTTATGGTGAACTGGTGCTGAGTGATGATCACCGCACGCCCATTGATTTGGCAACGCCCGATCCGAAGAAGGCCCGCTTCACCGAAATGGATGATCGACTGCGCGGGCGTATTTTTGTGCTTGGGCAGTACATTCGTGGGGAGTTTGTGCGCCTTGATGCGTATCCCACGATTCGCTATATTCCGGTCGACCCGCTGCCCGGCAAGCCGTACGGCCGGCCGATTGGCGCCGCCGCGCTCTTCACCGCGCTCTTCCTCCTCAGCCTGATGCGCGATCTCAAGCGCGTGGTTCAACAACAGGGCTATCCCCGCATCGATATTGAAATTGATATTGACGAGCTGCTCAAGATTATGCCGCCGGATATGCGGCAGGATCCGCAGGCGTTCCTCGAATGGTCGCAGGCCGTCATTGCGCAGATTGAAGAGGCGTATCGGCGGCTGCAACCCGATGATGCCTTTATTCACTTGAGTAATGTCAAGGTTAACAAAAACGTGGGCACGGTCGATTCCTCAAGCCTGAGTGCGGTCGCAAGCCTGATTGCGGCGCTCGAGCGGCAGTGCGTGCGGGCGCTGAAAAGCATGCCCCTGTTGCTGGCAGTGCAGGAAGGCACGAACGAAAGCCAGGCGAACCGGCAATGGGAAATCTATGTGGCGGGCATCAAGGCATTGCAGCATCTGTGTGAAAACCTGATGGAGCATTTGCTTCAGCAAGCACTGACTGCTCAGGGGATTGTGGGCTTTGTGCGGTTTCGCTTTGCCGAGCTGCGCGCGAGTGAGCTCCTCCGCGATGCGCAAGTCATGCAGATCCACCTGCAGAACGCATGGAATGCGTACCGCTTTGGCTATGTCGATCAGGATACCGCCGCGCGGATGGCGGTCGGTGCCACGAAAGCGGATCAGGACGAGCCGCGCTATATCGATGGCGGCCTGGCCACACCCGAAACAATTGAAGCCAAAGCGACGACTGCCGACGCCGCAACGGATGAGCCAGCAACGGTCAATGATCCTGGCGTGGATGCAGCTGTGGATAGCGAGGAACAACCCGCTGCCGTGGAAGAAAGCGACACCGCATGAAGGCGCGTTTTGGCCGGCATAGCAGCCGCGCGAATCACTTTATTTTGAGCACCGCAGCCCAGGGCACCGCTACCTTGCTCGGGCCACTGGAAGCCAGTGTCATGGATGCGCTGTGGGTCTTGCACGTGCCGACGCCCACCAAAGGCGTGGTGAACCAGCTCCGTACCATGCAGCCGTATACTCCAACGCTCAACACGGTGCACCGGACCCTCGGGCGGCTGGTCGACAAAGGCTTCGTCATCCGAAGCGCACGTGATCACATCGTGATGTATGCGCCACGGATGGACAAACAGATGTTCTACATGCTGGCCGCGCATGCCCTGATTCAAACACTGTCCGATCTGGTTGGCCCCGACAGGCTCCGTGATCTGATCGTCGGAGGTGGCAATGCGTGATCAATCACCGCCAAATGCTGGACATGGTCCTGATTCCATGCTATCATCACCAGAAAGCGGGGAATACCCCCAATTATGGGAGAATATCCCCATTGGTGAGCCGGGTGATATGCGTGCCCTGATTCGAACAGCGCGACAAGCGGTCATCATTGTGCTCTGTGCCTTCGATGATTACCTGGGCATTCGCCGCACGATCATTACCAAACGCGGGCGCACCTAACAAGATAATATCCTCCGTCACCGGGGGTGTGGGTGGGAACACGGCGGTCTAACCGCCATCCATTCCCACCATCTCAGCGGCGGCTTCTGTTGCTCATGCGATTGCGCATGGCAGCAGGGGCCGCCGCGTTGTTGTTGCAGGAGCCGTTGTGAGCGACCTCGAACAGCTGATCTACGCCACGGATGCTGAGGTGATTGCCTACCGTGCGGAGGGCGATGTCGTCGCAGCATCAGACCCTGAATTGCTGGCACTGGCAAAAAAGCAGGCGATTGATCCCACGATTTTCGATGAGCGCGCGCCCTATTTCTGGGGTGCCGAGATCTCCAATACCCGGCTTGATAGCTACTTCACCCATATGTCGCCCAGAACGACGCTCAAGAACTTTGCGGACGATGCGAATGCCGGCGTGTCGTTTCAGAACTCCCATAACTACCGCGAGCTGGGCTTTGGTCGATCGGTGCGCGGGAAGTTTATTGGCGCGCAAGGGAACGGCGTGGCGAAAACTACCGCCGATTTCTATACCATCCCCGACTTGACCCTGAATGGCGTGAACACCAACGACCTGATCCACGGCATGCGGGCCGGTATCGCCAAAAGCGTCTCCGTTGGCTTTTTCGGCGGTGCGTTCATCTGCGACCTCTGTGGCCGAGACATGCTGACGGACTGGTCATGCCCACATATTCCTGGGTTCCGCTACGACCCCAGTAAACCTGACGATTGGCACACCGATCCCAATGGGGTCATTGCCACTGCCACCGTGGAAGATGCCCGGTTGGCGGAAGTCTCAGTCGTATTCAAAGGCGCGACCCCCGGCGCCGCCGTCCAGAAAGCCCACTCGGAAGCCGCGCGCGGCCGAATGGGTGATCGCCAGCGCATGCTTTTGGAGCAGCGCTACCGCATTCAGTTGCCTCCCGCTCGTGTGAGCGCACCAGGAGCAACCTTCACGAAGGAGAACGAACCTATGGCTCCATCTGCCGAGCAGGAAGCCACCCGTGCCGCGCTGACCGCTGCCGGTGTGCCCGAGAGCGAAACGGACCCGATTGCCGCGATTCGCTGGCTGGGTGAGGAGCGACAACGTCTGCTGCCCCTGCAAACCAAGCTTGCAACGTTCGAAGGCCAGGCCGACGAGCTCAAGACCCTGCGTGCCCAGTCCGCTGAGTTCGCGCAACTGGCCGAGATCAAGCACGAGCTTGAGGATCTGCGGCCCCTTGCCGCAGAAGTGCGCACGCTGCGTCCGCTGAAGGACGAGGTGGCCCGCCTCGCGCCGCTGGCCAAAGAGCTGGAAGACAGCCGCGCCCAGATCGCGGACGGCAAGCAGTATCGCCAGGATCTGATCGACGAAGCCCTGGCCGAAGGCGTGCGCGCGTATGGGGCCGATTGGAAGCCTGAGATCTACAAGCCCGTGCTTGAGGCGGCAGGCATCCCCATCGCCACCATTCGCCAGATGCGGAACGACTGGAAGCAGCTCGGCGACAAGCGGTATCCGGCCGGCACGCAGACCAATACGGCGGCTAGCGATGAACCCGCTGGTGACAAATCCAAGCCGGCCGCGACGGTCGGCACCGTACCGAATGCGGTGTACGCCAACTAAGACGTTTCGCGCGAACGCGCGTGTGCCGCTGTTCTGCGGCGGATTGTAAGGAGAGAACCCTATGCCAAATCCTCGCGATACGGTGGAGTTCGATGGCATCAACGCGCACTACGTGACGATGAAGTGCGATGGCTCCACCATTGTCTATGACAACTCCAAACCCAACGGCTCGGCCCAGATCGGCCTGGCTGCCGCCGTGAGTGCCGACAAGACCGTGGCCCTGACCCAGGACGGCGATCCGGTGTTCGGCAAGATCACCAAGGTCGAGATCGGCAACTTCTGCGTGGTGCAGCGCCGAGGCGGCATGAAGCTGCCGGGCGGCAATGGTGCCACGCTCACCGCTGGTCGGCGCGTGGTCGGCGCGCTTGGGGCCTCCAGCGCGCGCGGCTATATCCGCGCCGTGGCGGCCGCCACCGGCTCGTATGTCCAAGGCACGATGCAAGACGCGCTGAACGGGCGCGGCGAAATCGTGGATGCGTCCGATCCAACGGCGGTTGCACTGTTCCTGTAACGTCCCGCGCTGGTGTCTTTTCACTCAGCTTTTGCTCAATTGAGGAGTCATTTCTATGGCTGACGCACTACCAACCGATCGCGGGACGCTTTACCCAAAGCATACTCGCTATATCGATGAGAGTAAAACCAATCCTGGTGACTTGCTCGCCCAGATGGGGCCGCAGATGTATGAGGCTGCCTACAAGCGCGGTATCAGCCTGTCGGCCATGCTCGAGCTGGAAGCGCCAAGTACCCCAGAAGAACTCAAGGACGGCCTGGATACTTTCAGTCGCGTGCTGAAGTATGCCGGCATTCGCTCGCATGCGATCCCCGAGCTGGGCATCTACGCCAGCCCATTGGAAGACTTTCTCGATAGTCAGACCCGCGCGCTGTTTCCCGAATGGGGCGCCCGAGTTTGGCGGAAGGCCCAGATGGGGCATTTCACCACGCGCGCGTATCAAGCCGATGACTATGCGCCTGGCTCGATTATGAATGCCTGGGCTGATCAGAACGGCATCCGCCTGGAGCGCAAGCTTGCGCCGGCGATCCCGCTCAACGCCATCGTGGCGCAGACCACGCCGGTCACCGGTGGGGCGGTTCGCACCTTTTACATGACCGACAATGCCGCCAATGAGCGCATGGTGCGGGTCGGCGAACTCGGCGAATTCCCGCGTGCGACCCTCACCGGTGGCGAGCGCATGATCAGGCTCCGGAAGTACGGCCGCGCCTTCGAGATGTCCTACGAGGATCTGCGCCGCGTGCCGATTGATCGCATTGCCTTCCACCTGGCGCGCCTGGCCATCCAGACCGAGATCGACAAAGTGGCGGCAGCCATTGACGTGCTGATCAACGGCGACGGCAATGCGAACACGGCCGCCACCTCCATCAACCTCACCACGCTGGACTCCGGCGCCACGGTCGGCAACCTCACCTTGAAGGCGTACATCGCCTACAAGATGAAACTGGCCAATCCCTACATGCTCACGACCATTCTTGCGCAAGAGCTGATTGCGTTGCAGATGCTCTTGCTCAACGTGGGCAGCGCCAACGTTCCGCTGGTCAATGTCGCCAATCAGATGGGCATCGGCCAGTTCCGCGCGCTGAACTCGGGGCTGAGCGATGGCACCGAGCTGGGCTGGACCACGGATGCGCCGAGCAACCAGATCGTGGGCTTTGACGCGCGCGCCGCGCTCGAGCGCTACATCGAAGTGGGCGCGAGCCTCCAAGAGACCGCCAAGTTCATCACCAACCAATCGCAGGTGCTGGTGCTGAGCGAGGTCGAGGCATTTGGCATCCTGGACCAGAACGCAACCAAGATTCTCAATCTCGCCGCATAAGTCAGCCAGTACGCAGATCGCCATTGTGACTGTTGCAATGGCGATCTGACGGCTGGACGAAAGGAACACCCGAATGGGAACCACCAGTTACGACTCGGTGAGCGTGCGGCGAAATGGGGCGGATATCGATCTCAAACCCTATCACTACGACACCGTGGATTTCTTCATCCCTGGCACCCAGACCGCCGCCGCGAAAAAGGCTGGGTCACTGATTGCGCGCGCCGGCGTGATTGTCGATGTCCGGGCCTATGTGGACACCGCGCCGACCGGAGCCAGTCTGATTGCGGATGTCAATAAGAACGGCACCAGCATTTTCACGACCCAAGCGAACCGCCCCACGATTGCGGCGGCCGGCAACGCCAGCAGCACGACCGCGCCGGATACCACCGCAGTGGCAGCGGGCGATCGGCTCACCATCGATGTGGACCAGATCGGCAGTGGCGCGGCGGGCGCGGATCTCTATGTCACAGTGACCATCCGCCGTCAGCATTTCGATAGCTAGCGACCGCGCGCACGCGTGGCACTGAAGTCCAGAAAGGACGCACGCATATGGCTCGTATTTTCGTGAACTATATCGCCACGGATGGCCGGGTAGCTTTGTGGGAAAAGCATCCCGATCACCCCGATGGCGAGATTTTCATTGGCGGTCCGACTGAGGAACCGGTGGAGGTTGCGGACACCGCTGCGGTGCGGCAGGCGATTCGCGATGATCGGCTCGCAGAAGTCCGTGACTTCAGGCCAGCAGCCCAGGAGAAGACGCCGAAGACGCCGAAGACGCCGAAGGAATCCAAGGACGGCGGCACGGGCACGACGCCGACAGGAGATCCGAAGTAAGTGGGGGTCCTCACCGCCAGCGAGTACATGGACATTCGCGCCGCGCTCGACGTCACGCTGGATGAAGACGCGCTGCCGGATGACATCATCGAGCGCCTGCCGTACGCGCCGACTGCTGAGCTGTGGCTCCTTGCGCGGGATCCGCTGGCGCCCACGCGCGCCGGGGTGCAGCAAACCTACATTCTCATGGCCCTGGTGTCCTACTGTGCGAGCCTGCTGGCACCGGCCATGCCGAACATCCTGGCAGAAACGCAAGGGCCGTATGTCTACAGTCGCCAGGCCGTGAATTGGGAGGCGCGGGCGATCGATCTGCGCGGTCGGGCCGAACAAGCACTGGGGATGGTGCTGCAACCCACCACGCCGGCGGTACCCGCCATTCCGACCATGTTCGCGCTGGCCAGCGGCCGGCGAGGAGCTTAGCGAGGAGCTTAGCGAGGAGCCTAGCCATGCCGGGACGCCTCACCCGCCGCACGATCGTCGAACGGGGATCCAAGAGCTTGCTTCGCGACCGGGGCTACATCCAAAAGCACGTATCCGGCCCGACCAACGCCTACTTCAACGAAGACGCGGGGGAGCAGTACACCAATGGACCAAGCATTCCGCTGACCTATGCCGTGGGGCAGCAGCAGGAAGCAGGCGCGACGATGCTGGAGGTTACGACCAGCGACGCGGAAGTCTATTTGCCGCTGGATGTGATGGCTACCAGTATTGATCGGGTGGTGATTACGCACCGCAATGGACGACGGTTGGATCCGCCGATTATCTGTGCATTGCAAGGCGATCCGCTGCGTCAGGTTGCTATTCAAATTGTCAAAGTCCAGACCGTGGTCGAAACCACATAGGAGGCTTTCGTGGCAATCATACCTCTCATCCCCCTGGAAGTCAGCCAGGCCGGCACTCCTGTCGTGCTCGGATCTGCGAATGCGGATGGGCACTACGTGCCGAATGACGGCAAGGTCTTTCTGATGGGCAAGAACGCGGATGTCTCTGCGCATACCGTGACCGTTACGCCCACGGCCCCGCAGGTGGGGTTGTCGGCCTCAACCCCTACGGCGGTCAGCGTGGCGGCTGGCGCGGAGTTTTGCCTTGGGCCGTATCCGCCGCAGTTGTTCAACGACGTGCAAGGGCGGATGAAAGTGACCTTTGATGCGGTCACCAGCGTCACCATCGCCGCCGTCCACGTGCCGTAGTCGTCAGCAGTCAGCAGTCAGCAGTCAGCAGCCACTGGGTTGTGGACGTGGACGTATGTGGAAAGTGGAGGATGCCCTATGGCACCAGCAGTAGTGGAAACCATTCAGCACATCAATCGGGCGGGGCTGACGCCGAGCTATATCAACGCCAGTGCCGATGGGCACTATATCCCCAACGATGGCCGCGTGGTCATTCGGATCAAAAACACGAACGCGGCCACCCGCACCACCACGGCGCAAACGCCGGGGAACAGCGGTTCGGGCCAAGCGATTGCCGATCAGAACGCCAACGTGCCTGCCACGACCGGCGATATTCTGATGGGTCCGTTTCCGCCGTCGCAATTCAACGATATGCAGGGTCGGCTCTACCTGTCGTTCAGCGCAACGACCGGGGTGTCGTTCTGCCCCATGAGGTTGCCAGGATGAGCACCAAAGAGAAAGCAGCCGAGCGCGAGGAGACCGCCCTTGCGCCAGCAGCCGTCGCACCAGCCCCGGTGGTCACAAGCGAGAGCATCCCGACCGTGAAGCGGCGGATTGTGCGCAACTTGCAGAAGCACAGTATGGACGCGCCGCTGAGCGTGCATGGCGTCTTCTACATTCCGCTCGATGCCGCGATTGCCATTGTGAGCGAAGGGTTGGTGCTGGAGGACTAGGGCCATGCTGAAGTCACTGGACTGGCTGGGCGAGCAAGTCATTGAAGAGATCGCCCAAAAACTGACATCCGGGGTGAATCGCTTCAATGACCAGTTGGTGGCGGATGGCAAAGGCGAGCTGTATCCCGGCCATGGCGTCGCAACCGGCGCGCTCAAAAGCAGTATTGCCTCGGTGAGCGCCCGGCGCGACGGCAACCGGATCATTGGCACGGTCGGCGCATACGGCGTGTCGTACAGCTTGGTGATCCATGAGCGCTATTACCCGTTTCTGCGGAATCCACTGATGCGCCGCCTTGGCAGCGGTGCTGAAATGATTGCCCAGGGATAGGAGTCGACCGATGCCCCTTGTCAGTCCGGTGATCGACCCGCTGGAGGCCATGCTTGCCCTCGCCCGGGCGGATACCGGCTTAGCGTCGGTCACCAGCAATCAGATTGCGCGCAAGCACAAATTCAAAGCCGGCGCGCAATCGCAAAGCAGCTGGAAGACCCCGAGTAAGGCCCTGGTCATTCGCTACGACGTAGGTGGCCAGCAGGATATCTACGTGTCGAATCAATGCGTGCGCTTAGCGGCCGAGTGTTACGGCGAGGATGAATCACAGGCAGGGCTGGTCTACACCGGCCTGATTGCGCTCTTTCGGGTCGATGACCGGCGCGTGGTGACCACCCGCAATGGCCAGGCCCTGATTTATTGGGTGGTTCCGGATGGAACCCCGCTGTCTTCGCGGAATGAAGACATCAAGCAGGACTTCATCGGCGTGCCGCTGAAGATCTGTGTGGCTGAGCAGCCGGTGGGCTGACGTGGAAGGAAGTGGAGGTTGTTATGGCTGCGGGTAATCCGTTCGAGCAACTAACCGGCCCGTGCAAGGTCTATATCGCGCCCTACGGCGAGCCGGTTCCGGAAATCAACATCATGCCAGCGGGCAACTGGGTGCTGCTCGGCTCGACCGACGGCGACCAGAAGATCAAGCACGGCGCCAAAACCACCACCTTTAAGGATAACGACCATCAGGGTCCCGTGAAGGTGATTCGGCACGAAGAAGACATCGACGTGAAGTTCAAAGTCGTCGATCTGTCCATGGAAAACTACGCCTACATCATTCACAACGTGTCCAAGATCACGAGTGGGCTCACCAGCGTCGTGCCGGTGACCTACAAGCGCATGCCCCTCAAGCGTGGCGCGACACTCTTCGAATACGCCATGCTGTTTCGCGGCCCCACCGCATCCCCGTATGGGATCTATCCGGGCATGTACGTGTTCCCGCGCTGTGTGAACGTTTCGGAGCCGGAAACGACCTGGGGCAAGAACCAGCGCGTCGCGCTCGAAGTCGGCATGCAGATTCTGGAAGACGATGCGCAGACCGAAGACGATCAGATGGGCTGGCTGATCGTTCAGGCATAAGGTCATCCTGGTTGCATGGTCATTGTAACAGTCGCAATGACCACTCCCCAGAAAGGAACCGTTGTGGCGAACTTTAATTTGGCGGATCTGGTCCCGGAATACGACACCTTCACTGATACCGATGAGAGTCAGACCAAATACCAGGTGCGCACGATCAAAATGATGTCGGCGGTGGATCTCGCCGAACTCACGGTCTTTCAGCGTGATGCGGCGCGGCTGCAACACTTCCACGTGGATGAGAGCACTGAGCCGGAAGAGCTGAAAGAAAAGCTGAAGATGGTCACGGAAGCGGTGAATGGCTTTTTGCACCTGATTATGCCGAGCATGCCCGAGACCCGCATTGTGGAAATCGAGCTGAACTATAAGCTCGGCTTTATGACGTGGTGGCAGGCCCGCCAAGAAGAGATTCAGCCGTCACCACCCCCAAACCGGAAGGCGCGGCGAGCGGCCCAATCGTCGAGGCCGAAACTGTCCTCGCGAGGCTCGTCGCGTTCTACGGCATTGACCCCGAGCGAATCCTAAGACTTCCGCTGTATTTGGTCGAAATCCTCATGCTGAAGCAAGGCCCGCTCGAAGCCGAGCGCTTGCGGAGCCTGGTGACCGCCAGTGTCGCGCCGCATTTGGAGGATGACGCGCGCCGAGACCTCATGAGTGGCATGGAAGAGGCCGTGGAACCGCTGCAACCGATTCGGCCGAAACCCGCCATGCCAACGGTGCAGGATCCCGAAAAAGCGCGCGAGTGGTTTGCCGCAATGGGGATCAAAGTCGTTTCAGCCTAACGTGGTGGATGTGCTGGTGGTCGGGAGGCGGATGTGGCGACAACTTTACAGGGTGCGATCTTCCGCACGTTTGTGACAGGGATTACAGAGCGAAATCAAGTTTTCCAAGCGGTTCGCCGTTTGGTACGCATCGTTTTGCCCTCGCATATAGCCAAAGCGCCGGAACGGGGTGATGTGATGCACATCCAATTCGCGACCAAGTTCGCGCTCGTTCCGGCCACAGTGTTGGCAGGTATAACCATCCCGTTGGCGGGCTTTGCGGCGTTGTTGCTCCCAATTTGGGCCGTAATATTCCGGATGACCACCGCGCCAGTTTGGGCTATTTTCGCCCGTCAAGTGCTCCGCACGCCACGCTCCCATACACACCGAATTGCAAAACTGTATAGCGTAGCCTTCAATCTGCCAAGGCTGGCGCGAGACTGTTTGACCGCATTGCGCACACGCAACGGATTGCTGCGTATACCGTGGGTTCTTGCTGCCCATTTGCAGATTCGGCGCATTCAGTCGATTCCAGTTGTTTTGGCAGTCCTTGGAACAAAAACGGGCATTTCGGTTCGCAACTGCAAATGGGTTCTTTCTGAAGGTTTTTCCGCACTGGTCACAGATAACCTCTACACGGCTGTACTGGTGATGGTTTTCCCCACGCGGCCCATGTGCGTGACGCCATGCATCGTGGCACGACCGCGAACAAAACACCTGCTTGGATGCTTCAAGTTCATTCTTTTTACGCTCAACCTCCTTGCCACACTGTGTACACGGCACGGTAAATCGCCGCTGCCCCGGCCATCGAGCGGCCTTGTAGCAGGCATTCGAACAGTATTTCCCGCTGTGGTTCGGGTTGTTCGTGGTGAAGGTTTTTTGACATTCGGGATTTTGGCAAATGCACGTTCGGGTTGTGCCCATCGAACTGCTCCTAGCTCAGATGTTCGCATAGCACAGTATATCAAATCTTGGCACTACTGTCAACGTTTAAGGCATTAGAACGCCATGGCGGACTATTCTCTCGGAATAGCTGAACTCGGAACACAGGTCGACCTGACCGGCCTGCAATCGGGTCTGTCCCAAGCAGAAGGGCAGACCCGTTCCGGCATGCAACAGGCGGGCGAAGGCGCACTCAACGTCTTCAAACAGGTCTTCGTTGTCGGCCTCGGCACGCTCATCGGCAATGCCATGACCGATCTGGTGGGGAAGATCGGCTCCATTGGCTCGTCTATCAACTCCTTTCTCTCCGGCAACCAGCAGTTCGAGAGCTTCACCAATCAGTTCACCGTGCTGCTGGGTTCGGCAGAAGCGGCCAAGCAACGCATGGCCGAGCTGGCCCAGTTTGGTGCGACCACCCCCTTCGACCTCCCGGGCGTGGTCCAAGCGGATCGTATTCTCCAAGGCTTCGGTCTGGAATCGGAAGCGGCGGCGCAGAAGTTTGGCTTCTCGGGCGCGCAAATCCGAACCATCGCGGGCGATGTGGCGGCCGGCACCGGCGCCAAGTTCGATGAAATCGCGGGCTACATCGGCAAGTTCAGTGCAGGGGCCACGGGCGAAGCGATTTCCCGATTCCAAGAACTGGGTATCACCACGCGCGCCGAAATGGCGCAAATGGGGCTGACCTTCTCCAAGTCCGGGGAGTTGACCTCCCCGCTCCCGGAAGCCATGCAGGTCGTGCTGCAACTGATGCAGCAAAAGTATGGCGGCCTGATGGCGGTGCAGTCCTCATCCTTCGAGGGCATGGCCTCCAACCTGAGCGACTTTATTGGCAATGCCCAGCGCACCTTTGCCGCGCCGATCTTCGACGTGTTTAAGGACAGTCTGGAACGCCTGCTCGTCACGGTCGGCGCGAACTCTGGGGATATCAATGCGGCGCTCACCAGCATGGGCAGTGCGATTGCGAATGCCCTGCAACCGGCCCTGATGTTCCTGGCGAACACCGCTATTCCTGCGGCCGTCTCGGCGTTCCAAGCGTTCCAATCGGGCGTCACGAGTGGCGGCATTCTCGGGGGCATCGGCAGTCTGATTAGCTCGCTCGAAGATATTTCCCCTGCCTTTGGCTATGTGGGAGAGGGCGTGGAGATCGCCGGCCGCGCGCTCGAGCAAGCAGCCGATATCTTCTCTGACTATGCCAGCCAGGCCATTCAGTGGGGCCGCAATATCGTGGAGCAGTTCGCCTCCGGAATTGCGAGCGCCATTGGCGCGGTGTATGACGCCGTGTCGGCCGTGGGTGATGCCGTCGGCGACCTGATGATGCCTGGCTCGCCACCGAAGTTCTTGCCAGATATCGACGACTGGGGCCAGCAGACCATGGAGGTCTGGGGCGATGGGCTTGCAGCGGGCGCAGGCACCGTCGTGGATGCGATCAGCATTGTCGGCGATCAGGCAGCATCCGCCTTCTCGTCGGCCACCAGTGCCGGGCTGTCGCAACTCTCGGATCTCACCGATTCCGGGTTCGTCCCTATGGTCAGCGACTTTGGATCGAGCATCGCCTCTGTGGTGACCGCAGGGGCGGATGCCGTTACCAAAGCAGCCGCGCTGACCGGCAGCGCCACGAACGACGCCCTCAAGACAACCGCCGAGACGGTTACGGAAATCAGCAAAACCACCACGGACAAAATCAAGCAAACCGTGGCGGACGCCGATAGTGCAGCGGCGGAAGCTGGCGCGAAATACGATACCCGCATTGCCAATATTAAAGACAAGATCGCCCTGCTCAAAAGCCAGATTGCCGAAGCCGAGAAAGGCAGTACGCAATATGAGCGGCTGCAAGCCCAGCCCGCGGCGGCCGAGCGGTCGCTGACGGATACCGTCAGTGCCCAGGCGGATGCCATTGCTGCGGCCAAGCAGAAAGCCGCCGACGCAACCAAGAAGGCTGCGGATGCGGATGAAGACGCGCGCGTGCGGTACTTGATCAGCCAGGGCAAGTACACCGAAGCGATTGCGGCCCTGCAGAAGGAGCTGGACGGCACGACCAAGGGCAGTGCGGAGTATTACAAGATTCTCCAGCAGATTGAGCAGCTCCAAGAGAAGAACGCGAGCGCCTCGCAGAAGCTGGCGGATCAGGAAAAACGAGAGGCCGAGGCCCGGCTGAATGCCGAAATCGCGTATCTCTTGAAAAAAGGCGAGACCGCCAAGGCCATGGATCTCCTCAAGGAGAAGTTGGCGGGGCTGGAGCAGGGGAGCGTCGACTACTTCAAGGTCCTTGGGCAGATCGAAGATCTGGAGAAAAAAGCCCAGATCGAGGCGATGAAGCTGGCGGCGGATAAGCAAAAGGCGTATCTCGGCGCGCGCGAGGCCCAGGAAAAATATCTGGATCAGGTCGGACGGGATGCGGATCTCCTGAAGATGCTTCAGGAAGACCTTGCCAAAGCGGGCAAGGGCACCAAGGACTATTGGGAGATTCAGACCGATATTTCCAAAGTCACCGAGCGCATTGCGAATGCGCAGATTGCCTATGCCCAGAAGACCGGCGATGTCGCCGGCGCAATGAAGCTGCTCCGCGACATGCTGGCTGGGGTCAAGGAAGGCTCCGACGAGTATTTCATCATCCAAAAAAAGATTGCGGAACTCGAAGGAAAGAAACCCGAAGACCTCGACAAGAGTGCCAAGGCCGCGCGCGATTATGCC